TTATGAAGTTGGGTAACGAAATATCAAGCGCCTGTATTGATCCTAATGGTAGGTCTAGTCTTGAAATACTGCGTGAATTCGAAAATAAGATATTCGCAATAGCTCAGCGTCACCTACGGGGATCTGGTGGATTTGAGAGCGTTCAATCTATAGCCAAAAGATTCATGAACGATCTCGACAATAGAATGAATAACCCAGGCTCTATGTCTGGCTTATCAACGGGGTTTAAGGACTTAGATGATATTACCCTTGGGCTTCAGAAAGGCGACTTATTCATATTAGCGGCACGCCCTTCCATGGGAAAAACGGCTCTAGCTATGAATATTGCCGAGAATGTCTCTATAAAAAGTGGAAAGACCGTCTTATTCTTTAGTATGGAGATGAAGAAAGATGACTTAGAAGCTAGAATGTATGCCTCACTAGGCCGAATAAATCTAAAGAGCATCAGAACGGGCCTTTTGAAAGATGATGAGATGGCTCGATTTTCACATGCAAACGAGCTTATGGAAGTGGCTAAGATGCAGATTGATGATACAGGCGGTCTTACCCCATCTGAGCTTCGATCGCGCGCCAGAAAGATGGCCAGAGAACATGATATCGGTCTTATCGTTGTGGATTACCTACAGCAAATGAAAGTTCCTGGGCTTGAGGGTAATAGAACCGCTGAGATTACCGAAGTATCACGCTGCCTTAAACTTCTAGCTAAAGAACTAAATGTGCCTGTCCTAGCATTATCCCAGCTCAACAGAAGCTTTGGTAATAGGCAAGATAAGCGCCCTATTCTATCTGATTTGCGCGAATCAGGCGCTATCGAGCAGGATGCAGATGTGGTCTCTTTTATATATAGAGATGAAATGCACGATCCTAATACACCCAATAAAGGCGTAGCAGAGATTATTATTGGAAAGCACAGAAATGGTGAGGTGGGGACCATATTTTTAACATTTGTAGGTCACTATTGCCGGTTTGAAAATTATGCAACAAGGACTATAACGAGAGGGGATTTATGAAGCTAGATACATCTGAGCCAAAAGACTGGAAAGCATTTGTAGAAGACTTAAACTTATTTGGGGTCCAAAAATTACTTATGCAGCATTGTCGAATTTATTCATGGCATTTCCCAAAAATAAATCTGATTATTGATAGCTCTCAAAAGCCATTCATATCTAAGAAGAGGATAAAGTCACTTGAAGAAATATTTAATGAGAGATACGAATGCGATAATATTAAAATATCTCTTCTTATTGCTTCTCCCTATGACCATAGCGTGAGCCATTGTACATCAGATAATTTTGTTGAACTTATTAAAATAATCAACCCAAACTGCAAGGAGGAAAGACCTATGGAAAAGAAGCTATCATTAGATGAAATTAGGTCAAATCAAATTAATGAAGCTTTAAGGATGATGTCAGAACTTGTAGATTGTGTATATGACATTTCATGGGAGATTCAAGACATAAAACGTACACTTAGAGATGGCGTGGCTTTTTATAATTGTGATTAAATATGATTGATCTCGAAAAGGAAGAAATAGCAGCTGCTTTGCAAGGAAGCCTGATTGAGTTTTGTAAAGTTTTTTATCCCCTGTTAACTGGCAGGGACTTTATAATTTCAACCCCTATAGGGAGGGAATCCCATGCAATATCAATATCTAGGGCCCTATCTCGGGCGGCGCGTCTTCAGCTTGGCAGCCAACGACTCATTATCAATGTCCCACCCGGCCATGGTAAATCAACATTCCTCTGTTTTTGGGTGGCTTGGACTTTGTCTCGCTACCCTGATTCTAGGTATCTCTATATTTCATATTCTAAATCACTGGCCGCTAAGCATACCGAGACTATTAAGCGAATTATCAGCTTACGTCACTATAATTATTTATTTGATGTTTCTATTCGGTACGACTCCAAAGCAAAAGAGTTCTTCCAGACAACCGTTGGGGGCTCTGTGGCCGCTTTTGGGTCTGGCGGCGCAATTGTTGGACAAGATGGCGGCCTTCCAGGCTTAGATAGATTCTCGGGTGCGGTTATAATAGATGACTGCCACAAGATAGATGAGGCTCACTCCGATACAATCCGTGAAGGTGTTATTAACAATTACCGAGAAACGATTCAGCAGCGTGCCCGAGGCGTCAAGGTCCCTTACATCTATATTGGACAGAGAGTTCATGAAGCTGACTTAGCCGCATATTTATTAAGAGGTGATGATGGTTATGAATGGGAAAGCGTCATACTCAAAGCGCTCGACGAGAATGAGAACGCACTATATCCGGAGGCTTTTCCCAAGGAATCTCTCCTCATTAAACGGGATAAAGATCCTTACGTATTTGCATCCCAATTCCAGCAAGATCCTGTTCCAGCCGGAGGCGCACTCTTTCGACGAGACTGGTTTCATGTGCTTGATGTCGAGCCAGAAGTGCTTTGTAGTTTCATTACCGTGGATACCGCAGAGACGTCCAAGAATTGGAATGATGCGACGGTCTTCTCGTTCTGGGGAATCTATGAGATAGTTAACTTTGGAAAGAAAACGGGTGAGCTGGGTCTCCATTGGTTGGATTGCTTAGAGATAAGGGTCGAACCTAAGGACCTAAGAGACTCGTTTATTTCCTTTTATGTGGACTGTACACGGTATCGAATCCCTCCTAATATGGCTGCGATTGAGAAGAAATCCACGGGTGTCACTCTATTAAGTGTATTGGATGAGATGCGAGGGCTTACGATTAGGCAGATTGAAAGGAATCGTTCGAGCGGTTCAAAGACCCAGCGTTTCCTAGAGATTCAGCCTTTTATAGCCTCCAAATATATATCTTTTACACGAGATTGTCCACATATGGAGCTTTGTGTTAACCATATGACAAAGATAACGGCCAATGAAACACATAGACATGACGATATAGCTGATACGTGCGCTGATGCAATTCGTATGGCACTTATTGAAAAAACGGTATACAGTATAGATAAGAAAGATGACACAAGAAGTGGAATCTTAGGACAGTTGAACAGGAAGTTTAACGAAAGACTGACAGCAGGGAATGCTAAATATGACAGAAGTCGCGAAGAAATATTCTGAACGTCTCCCGGAACTTAAGAAGATAGTTGAGGAGTCGCGGAATTATTTCGAGGAAAACATAAATCGATTTAACAAGTTCATGCGCTTCGTGTTCAAGAGCTCAATGAACCAACAAGAGGTAGCTGCATTACTCACAACAGGAAAGCCTACCCTAGAATTTAATATCCTGGAAAGCTATATCTCCAGGCAAAGAGGTGAATTTGCAAAGCACGAGCCTTCAATTGAGGTTCATGCAGCAGATGGTATCCCCGTTTCCTCTTTAACCCCAGAATTCATTGAAACCCTCAAATTAGTTGAGGCGCACTTCAAACACATATTCTCTCCAAGTGCTAATGACATGCTCAATTATAACGTTTACACGGATTTGCTCGCGGGTGGATTCTCTGTCATGAAGGTTATAACTGAATATGTCAATGAAATGAGCTTTGAACAGAATATTTGCGTCAAGAGGGCCTTTGATCCAACACTTTGTTTTTTTGACCCTCTTGCACGTGAATCTCACAAAGGCGATGGACGCTATTGTGGGGAAATTTCTCCTATGACTCGGGAAGCTTTTGAGGAGCTGTACGGCAAGGACGCCACTATCAATATGCGCTTTTCCAAGTCACTTTCTACATTTTCATGGTCTTTTAAAAATGAGGAAGAGGAAATCATACTCGTTTGCGATTTATACGAAAAAAAATGCAAGCGTGAAAAAATTATCAAGCTCTCAAATGGGCATGTAGTTACTCAAAGAGATTATGATAAGTTTCTAAAAAAATGGGAAGAAGAAGGTCATATTGAGCAGCCCCCTATTCCTGTTGGCGAATCAAGAATGACAACCCTTGAAAAAATCTGCAGATATCGATTTTGTGAATCAAAGGTATTAGAATATGTCGAGACGGATTTTAAGTACTTTCCTTTAGTCTTTGTAGATGGCAACTCGGTAATGATAACCGATGGTGCTTCTTCAGGACAGATGACACGGCCTTATGTTTATCATGCTGAAGGGATACAAAAGCTGAAAAACTTTGCTGGACAGTGCTTAGGAAACGAACTTGAGAACATGGTCCAACATAAATTCGTGGTGGCAATTGAATCAGTACCCGAAGACTACCAAACTGCCTATCAAAACGTTCAAAAAGCGGATACTCTTATTTATAATCACTTTTTGGACGCTCGCAATCCAGACGTTACATTGCCTCCCCCTCGCGAGATTCAACGTACCCCCATTCCCCCAGAAATTACAAATACGTTCAGAATGGGAGACGAAATGACTCAGGCGGTGCTTGGCTCATATGACGCTTCTAGCATTGTTAATCGGGATAATATGAGTGGGATAGCGTTTGCCCGTTCTGCCATTCAAAGCAATACGGCCGCAACCCCTTACATCGTTGGGTTCATAAAGGGTATTAATCGAGTTGCCCAAATTATTGTTGATTTAATACCTAAATACTACCGAACACCAAGAAGCTTGCCTATCCGGTTACCAAATGGAGACCATAGTCAGCAAATTGTAAACCGACCAGGCTATATTTATCTCAATTATGATCCCAATTCATTACAGGTTAACGCAGAAGCGGGTGTCAATTTCG